TCCGGTAACAGGTTCCCCAACATTACCTGAAGCAGCTAAAGTGATATCGTCTAATGTTTCAGCCAAAGTTCCTGTAACAGGTTCCCCAACATTACCTGAAGCAGCTAAAGTAATATCATCTAAAGTCTCAGCCAGAGTTCCTGTAACAGGTTCTCCCGCCGCTGCTTCTTCTATATAAATCATTGCCCCCCAAGTATCATCAGCACCGCCTGAACTTGTAGACAATGTCGTGCCAACTGTTCCTGTCGCCGTCAATATACGAGTTGAAAGTCCAGCAGACATATCAGCTCCGCCACCCGTCGCAACTTCAAACGCCCCCTGCTTTATAAACGAATTAGACCAACTATCACCGCTAAAGTCATCATCTTCCAAGCCTCCGAGAGCAATAGCCACGACATTAGCGACGTCAGTTAGAGAGCCAGAAAATACAACAGCAGTAGAAGACGTATTAAGTGCCACATCTTCAGTCGTATTTATCGTAGTACTTGTTCCGCTAAGTTCAAGCAGCCATGCACACTGTTGTATCGCGTTGCTGGATGTTATGACAACATCAGTCTCAGTACCGTCTGATACTTTAGTGAAGAAGTCAACTACTCGTCCGCTAGTTGTAAACGAGTGGGCTATTGCATAACCTGTTGGAGTATTTGGCGTCGCCGCATTATTACGACGCATAATAGCCGCGACCAATATATTACCGCTGGTCGCGGTCGCCCCTAGAGCAACGGTTATGGATGTCCCGCGATTACCCGCTGAACCTACATTGACAACAGATTGAGCCATTAGTTAGCACCCTTCACAAAAGTACTAAACTATTAGAGATTAGCCCCTGTGATAACGAATGAGGTTACACTAACAGGTTGAGCAATTACGATAGCGACTGTGTTAAGGTTAAGATCAGAACCCGAAGTACCTACGTCACCATCCATAACAAAACCACCCACACTATCCTCAACACGAAACCAAGTTGCTGTTCCTGTGGCATCAGCAGAAGCATCCTGAGCAATTGCACTTGCAGTAAGAACTCCGGCTGAAGCGGCTGGAAATGAAGGGTCAGTGAATGTCAACGTTGCGAGAAGAGTAGTAACTGTTCCGCCTTTGGCAGGTCTAGTTCCGTCATAAATTTTGAGTGTACCAGCGCCCGCTCCTGCATCAACTGCGTCTTTAATTGCATCAAGTCTAGTATTTATTAATGCTGTGTCTACTTCTAAAGCCATTTTAGTTCCTTTCTAAATTTCATAATCAGTTTAGTATATTTACTACCTACGCACAACGGATTTAAATATTAATAATCGGCTGTGCCACACATCTACATTGTATATCTGTTCCAGGATGCCCTGTATCTTTTGGGGGATCATCCCACCTGAAAGTCTTACCGTTTTTAGAATCATGATTTGGTCTAACCCTTTCATCACCCGCTGTCCTCCATACGTATTCTTCAACTCCTAGATTCTGTTGACGTTGTTGATTTATCGCCGAATTTATTTTAGAACTCTGATCACGAGCGATAAGCTTGGCTCGTTTAAAAGTAGAAACCCCTAACTCCTGAAGCTGTTTGATCATACTGCCCGCTGTACTACCTTGAGTCGTGCCAGTAAACACGATGGACTCTACCTTTTTAAAATACTCCTCAGGTATGGATCTTATAAGAGAAACATTTTCAGTCGTGAATGCTACAAGTATATCTTCCAAGCCCTCATTTTGGATTACAGATGAAAGATTAACCCCCACTGCTTCTTCCATCGCGGCATAGAATCTATCCTTATTAACTTGATTAGTAGCTGACACAAATGAATTAGCTACTATCTTAGCGTTGTTATCAAGGCTTCGGTAGAACCTCCTGAGATTATCAAACGCTTCAGACAAGGTTGTGGCATAGGCATCATTAACATACTCGTGCTCAGACCCCCTTAGAATAGGTAGGATAGTAGTCCGAATGTCCCTAGTTAACATCGTGACCAAGTTATCTAATTGCCGACGATATCTAACTTCAACAGACTTAGGAGCCTTAACTATCTTCCCCCTCTTCTGGGTTTTCTTTAGTCTCTTCTTCCTGCTCTCCGGTATCAGGGTTGTCACTAGGGGATTCAAAGGCATTGTCTGGTTCTTCCTCTAATTGTTCAATATCTTCGTCACTAATATTAGTATAGACATTATTTTGTTTTAGATCTTTCAGTATGTGCACATCAGTTACTATATCTCTATCCCAATATAACGCGTCACGTTGGGCATTGCTTAATTCCACAGCCGCTGTTTCTGTTTCGGTCATTTGGAATAGGGGATCAAACTTATAAGATAAATCAGAATCATCTACAAAACCTAAACTCTTAGCCATTATGTGATCAAAGTAATCTAATTGGGGCTTATAGTCGGCGACTTGATCAGCTGCTATCTTATCATAGTAATTTTTAAGATCGCCCTCACCTGTTGCATTTAGGCCACTAGCTGATTGCCCTAGGAACCTTGTAGCAGGGATATCAGACGCCGCACTTAGCTGCCATCCGTAACGATCCATTAAATCAGGAAGCCCTGAAAACGTTTGAGTCTTAGTTTCAAAGTCTTCTTCAGTATCTAATAGCAACATATTATTGAAACTTTTAAGAACCCCTGCTAACGTCATTCTTTTACGTAATAGTTCTTCACCTTGCGGAGTGCTTATTTGAGACATAAAGTTTTTAATTTTCATGATATCTACATTAGTCTCATAAACCATACTCGCAGCACTATCTGAAACTGTACTGAAGTTCGTAAGAGTATCATACATTCTATCTAATACCGAATCGGAAAAATAGTTGTTTCTACGGAATTCATCAAACGGCAACAGTACTCCATCAAATCTTAATACTCTGGTGTAATGTATCTTAACAGAAGTTTCATTGAACCTATAGAATTCAGGCATGCCATATGAAGGATTTAGTGGGTCAGAAATAGGCATAACCTCAGCATGGTTAATCCTATGCCTATCTACAACCTTAATGTGTCTTAAAGACCCTTTAGTAACCCTGTTCATATCCAATGGTTCTTCTGGGAAATTACCATCGTCAACAGACATTACTATAAACGCGGTTCCATATAGTCTTGCCCATTTGTGAGCTTGACGAAAAGCGCTTATAAGGAGTAGCCTATCTTCTTCCTCTTCAAGAATCTTAATTTGTTCAGGGGTTATCTCACCACTGAAGGTTCTCCATTCTCTGGTCATATCATTAGGGATGATATCCACAACCTTACCCGCTGCCCAATTAGTACGGTAAAGGGCATTCAATTCTATATGGTTGCCTTGAACAGATAACCGCTTAGCATTCACAAATTTAGATGCATTACGTTTATCTTGCCCTGTTCCTAATTGAGCTACAAGGTTTTCTAGCCCATCCATTAATAGATCAGGATCATTAGGGCCTTGTCCCTTTCTCATTTTTATAACTGCTCTTTCCATAATATGTTCCTTAAATAACAGTTGCTAATTCACCAATGCGTACACTGAAATCAGCCACGCCTACTGCTCCTTGATTTGTGACCCTTAATAGTATATCTGTATTAGGAGCCAAAATACTAAGCGAACTTTCATCCCCTTCTGAAAATCCTTCTCTATTGCCTTGTCCTGCCACTCCTCGGATAATTGATGAAGTGCCTAGCGTACCGTCATCAGTTATTGTGGGATTCAATACTAGTGACGCCAATGCAGGTCTCACACTACCCACAAGTTGATTAACTAGTGGAATAGGTGTTCCTACAGTAAACACAGGACCACCAAAAAATTCCACTAACACTTCTTCAGATGTGGTCTGTATCATTATATCGGCAATGGCTACTGTGTCATCACCTGAACTTAAAACAAAGTCAATAGCGGCGGCATCCCCTAGCACAAGTTCTATTTGACTGCCCTTGTATACCCTACCTTGCGACAACAACATTTCTTCAGTGTTGAACACACCTTGGTTAACTTCATCTGTTAATTTTCTATACGAATTTAGTAAACTTGACATACTTATTTCTCCTTAAACATTTACCGCTCTGATATTACCCTTGACACCAACGCTATGGCAAGTCAATGTTGTAAAATCGTCTTGAATTATTACACCGAATTTATCATTAGTATTACCATTTAACTCTATAAAAGAATGCGAATGCTCTAACCCATCAAATGAATGTGTTCTTAACATTACAGAACCTTGAAATGGTACAATAACTATATCTGGAAATAGCTGTATTATTTCTGAATTAGATTTTAATGGGGTTGGGAAAAGGTTTTCTACTCCATCAATTTCTGTGAAAAATTGCAATCCGTTAGGAATTGGTCCCATAACGCTCCCATAATCATCTAGTTCGGGATTGCCGTTATCACTTATTTCTATGGAAGCTTGTGTTATTATAAATCTAGTAGTCGGCAAAGGTTGCACCCAAAACTTAACAGGCACACTTGAGCCATCTACCATCATATCAGTATCACCGCCTAAAGTACCGTCTATAGATACAGGACGTATTAACACTCCCAACTCACTATTTGTTATTCTGCTATAATCATTTCGTAATGAACTCATCGTTTTATCCTTTATCTATCATCAGCCGAGTGCATGTTCGGTATATAATGAATCTTCAAATATAATTAAGTCTTCCACTGCGTCCATCGCAGGGTCAATTTGATCATCATGCTTATGTGTCATTAGTGGCGTAAATTTTCTAAACTCCTCTTTAAAATCATGCAGCCATTCAGCTTCTCTAGGGATATGAACATACCCACTAGCAAAATATTTAATAACACCCATTGCTCTTAGAACCTTATCTGTATTCCTTTGTATACCTTCAATGGGTATCATGTAGTCTTTCTTTATACCCTGTATCAATCCTGTGCCTGAACTCTTATCTTCCACCTTCATTACTTGAACGCCATATGGCTTGAACTGAGTAGGCTTATGCTTATTCCAAAAGTCAACCATTTTAGATTCTAACTCAGGAGCTTCCCATTTTCCTCTTACTAAGTCCACTAAGAAAATACCCTTAGTCTGTGACCTAACCCAATATTCAAACACACTCCAGTCATTATGCTCCTTTGTTTTAGAAGCCGTGTCTCCATACATTCTTCTCGCAGTTATGTCTGTAGGGAGCACATCATAATAGCTCCAATACTTATCCTTAAACATACCCCCGCCAAGAGGGCTAGGATTTTGCTGATACTGGCTAGAAAAGGTATAGGGATCACCTTCTTCAATAACTCTCAGTTGGTCAATGTCATGCTTATAAGGCCAAAGCGAAGTTCCTACCTCTACCGAATTAGGAATGTCTAGTATCTGATTATGACTAAAAAGCATAGGCCGGACCCCCATGCAATGCAGTTAATATATCATTCAACTTGATTTGTATTCCGTGGGTATAGTCCTCGGGATATGTCGCATCCAGTATTTCCTCTGAAAACATTGTAGGTATCGAAATATGATGCCACATATCCCCCGAACCGCCCCGTAAAAGATAACCCGTAAGATCATCTTCATGGATTCTTTGCATGATAATTATAAATGGATTCCACTCAACGGCTAGTCGTGAGCGCATAGTGTTATTGAAACGAGTATTAATGGCTGACCGTTTAGGGGCAGAATAAGCATCATCAGGCTTCACTGGATCATCTAGTATAAACGCCCCTGTAAATCCTGACTCCATACGACCTGCCCTGAACCCTGTAATCTGACCACCAGCTGGAGCAGCCATCATGCCACCCCCTGCATGGGTAAACCATCTTTTCTTTCCGCTTGCGTCTTTTCTTATCTGCATCGGCCATAGCTCTTGATACTCAAAAGACTCAATGATATCTTTTATTTGTGATGAGTTGTTATGGGCAAGGTCTCCTGAATAAGACGCGTGAATAAACTTAGCTCTTGCATTTAAGGCTAACCCCCTAGCGATGAAGTGTAATACCGCCTCTTCTGTCTTAGTATACCCAGGAGCAATATTAATTATAATTCGGTTAAGCTTGCAGTCCAAAACAGCTTGGAGAATATAGTCCAAAACATAATGATGCCAGTTTAAAAGCATCTTACTACCCTCGCGCGACTTAAAGAAATACCTCATGAACTGCATGCCATCTTGTTCACACATGTATTTAAGCATACGTTTTTCATTAAATGACCATCGTGAGTAAGTGTCTATAGAATTAGGATTAAAATTCATCATTGAATTTCTCCTTGAATACTTCTATATCTTCTTCTGTTAACGGGTAGTCTGCAATATTAATATGACCTGTTGCCACACCCCCGCTCAACTCTACTTGTTTCTGTTTGGGATGCAGGTATGAAGCCAGTGAAACAGCCGCGCTATGGGATTCACTTATGGATACTTTATTGTACTTGTAATTTTTACGAATACATTCTACAACTTCACCCCAATCAGATAAGTTTATTTCACCTTCATTCCAATCATCAATTTCACAAACTAGTTCATAAACTTCTGATATGTTGCGGGGGTCTTGTCCATTCATTATTGCTTCTAAAAATAGTAAAGGATCAGGGGATTCACCTGCTTCAATGTACCCTCGTAACTCTTCTATTGTTATCGGCTTAGCTGACATCTAAAGCTTTCTCAGACTTAATAATTCAATGTCTAGCAGCTTACCTCCATTTTGTGAAAATGTAAATCCCTAATTTGAAGCGATATAGTCTAGGCCTATTTCCTTGGCTATGCGTTCTTCCATAACAACTAAGTGAGTTGTTTCACTTTTGTCACTCCCGTAGACATAAACATGTGATGTATGCACCCGTATATCTGGATCATCACCCCCGTCAATAATAATATAATCAGGGTCGCATTTTATAACATTACAATGCACATTAGCTAGGGTCATCTTCCTTTACCTCGTAATTAGAATAAGCCATTGAACATCTACAATTAATGTTTAGCTCAGGAGGTCCGGTCACTAATCTCATATGATACCCTCCCTTACCAATTAACCTAGCCACCCATGCCAGAAAACCTTTGCTCTTAGTCTTTTCAAACTTAGGTTTAGGCCGTTTAAAAGGGACAATGTCCGGCCTGATTCTATCATCCGTTATAGGTTTATTTTCATAAGGCATAACCATTATCTTACTCCTTTAGGATCTAGTAATTGATTCCACATCTTGCATATGTCTTTAGTTTGCTGAATAGCATCTTCTCTAGAATTATGACTTGGCTCTTTGGTTACTACCCCATAGCCTCCACGACGAGACTCATACAGATCCTTTATAGTACGACAATCACGGATATTCCAATAAATCCAAGGACATTCCATATCAGCCCATCTGTAAGCATCCTCTAAGAACCACATATCAAAGTTCGGCCCATTACCCCATATCTTACAATCAGTAGGTAGCCAGAAAGCGAGGTCCTCTAACACGTCAGGCAATTGGGCAGTGCCCTTTAGAGCTTTACGCGCACGAGGTGATTGTTTATCCCACCATTCAAGAGTAGACTTCCCCTCTGTCCGACCTTTCTGAGTTTTCAGGTCTACAGTGCTGTAGAAAGTATCCTTGCTCACCTTATTGGCGCGGGGGTCAAATATGACAGCCCCTATAGACACTATCTTAGCAGAAGGGATAATATCACGGGACTCAATATCTATCATTGCGTGTCTAAGTTGTTTCATGAATTATCTTCTTCCCATTATTGCTATATGTTATTCTTTTATCATAGTAGGGTGTGAAAGTAAAGCCTTATTTGAAATCTACATTATTGTATATCATATGATCACACTTAGGATCCACTGAACCATCTATTGTCAGGTTACTCGCTAAGCTTATATCTCTCCTTAACAACGTCCTAACGAGTTGCATCCTAACACGGACATTAACAGGCATACGGCTTTTCTTCTTGGCCTTATCGCGTCGCATCTTAGTCATCGCATATCCTCTCTTACTTTGATACGGTCTGCATTACGCTTGCCTTCAAAATGCTCAAATGTGCTTTTAGGTTGCCTGTATTCTACTATCCGCAATTCAGGGAATATGACATGAGTAGCTTTTGACACTTCTTCTTTTTCTTGTATGACAGGCAAACGTGATTCTTGGTTATACGTTTGAGTTTTGTATAGCTTATGAAGCACTCCTTCAGCAAGGCCCCCTTCAGCCCTGCGAGCAGACTTAGTATCTCCTGGGAACAACTCCCTAGCAATTCGTATAACCTGTTTTTCAATAAACTCATATGTGGCTATACAAACTTGAGTATTAAGAGGACGACCTACAATTGAAGCATCCTTAGATCCCCCATATGTAACCAATTCACAGAAAGCCGCTTTAGCACATCCTTGGATTAAGAGTCTTCGCCAAGGATTTATATCCTTTACAGTATAGTCCTTTTGAATATGATCAGGTCTGTCTCCCCCTAGCTCATGCTCTTCAACAGCGTGCTTCTCCATTAGCTCCGCCGCCTTGGCAGCAAAACTCTGAGCTTCAGCTTCTGTGCATCCTTCACATTTGGACTTGGTAATAAGAGCTGTGATCTTATCTATGATGGATTGATCTTTAGCCACTGTACTTCTCCGCTTCTTTGGCATCAATAATACATTTGCCTATTTCAGTTTCATAAAGGAAGTTAGTGATACTCTGATAATTCTCTTCCCTCCCCTGCCATAGCGCATCATCTACTTGCTGTTCATGCGTGGCCTTGTGATCATCCAATGCTTTCACATAGGCTTCTTTATAGACATACAGGTTAAGACCCATTAGAATCATTAAGCCCATTACTATAAACGCTATCAAGTCTATCTTGTGAATTCTAATTGTAATCATGTCCTTGTTTCCTCCATTATATCTAACAGTGCTTTTACATTTTCCTGGATGTTATCCATTCGTATGCTTACTAAATCACATGCTATTCGTGAAGCATCTTCTTCGCAAATAGCGCTGCTTTCAAGAATTAAATGCAGCGCCTTTTCATACGCTACACGGATTGTCTGCTGATTAGTCATTATCTGTGTGTCAGCTTATAATGGGAATGGTCAGAATATGCATCCACTACCAATTCAGTCATATCAGAGCGCTCCCGTTTGGTCATATGACTCCTGTCCACTTTGGTCATACCAGCATCAGTTTCTATGGATACTGTATCATGAGCCGCACCCATTTTGATAGTCATGTTGAATATCTTGTTCATTGTAGTTCTCCCGTTTGGTTAGAATTATAGTCCGTTTCTATAACACTCAGTTATAGGGTGTAAGTAGATATCTTCACACTCATCTTTGATAATAGTGTAATACTCTTCAATCAAAATAGAAAAGAAATCAAATTCTTTATCAGTAATGTGCCTTTTAAATTTAGAACCAAACCATAGTTGGAAATGATCCCAAGCCGCTTCTAAAGTATCTAGTAGAGTTTCATCCCAATTAAGGGTCTCACTATATTGTGGCTCAAGTACTTCATATGCAAGACTGTACCAGTTATCAGCCAATTCATATAATTTATACATTTCCATTTGATAATTCCTTGTTTTCTGTTTTACTGTTTGTATTATGATTCTCTTATATCACGGAACAATCAGGATGTAAAGCATTATCTTCAATTAAAATGAAAATACTTTAAAAAGGACATGTTTTTCCCATTTTAGCTTTTTCACCTGCTAATCTATTCGCTTTAATTTTATGGCATCCTTTGCCTATATAATGGCGATTCCAGTCACGTCTTATTTTGGTAACAGACTTGTGGTCATAGTAATTGCATTCAATGGGCATTAGAATATCCCCCTAATGAATATCATATACGCAACACCATAACCTAAGGCTACTAACAACCCTACTTTAAAGAACGTGATAAAGAAAGCGTCAAAACGTTTATGGGAAGGGACTATATAACTTACATGCATCCTGCCGCCGCATTCAATACAAGTGCATTGAGAGGGATAGTCTCTTAGCAAGTAAAAATCACGCTCACATCTGCATTGTCTGCATTCATAAGTAACATCTACTTGATCTTTTAAAACTAAATTTACTCGCGGATCATTAGGGCTGGTAGGCCAATCAATTCCCTCAAATTCCTTTTGTTTATCTTCTGCTGCCTTTAAACATATGCTACACCATCCCGCAATATTCAATGTGACGTTTTGCCCGCAACCATTACATTTCAAATAATCCATTACTCATCTCCAAATATAAAGGTATCTACAAAGTCTTGTTTTAAGTCAATGTATCTTGATAGTTCTTCAGTCCCTAATGCCCTATCATTTTCTCTGATCATTACTATCACTTTGGCTTCTATTACTTCCAATAACGCTTCCAACATTTCTTCAGTCATGATTCTTTCCTTCTGAATTAGTTGCAGTCACACATTCCTGTATAACATGTAATATCCCGCATACAATAACCCAAAATAGTATCATAAACGCGGTGGTCTCTCTAACTTGCGTTATCCACAATATTGGATTAAATTCTAAAACTACAAAAACTTGAAGCAAATAGATAACTAATAAGCCTTTCCAAAATAAACCTATATTTTTCATTTTCTTTTCCTTTATTGTTTCTTAGCCCATTCACGAGCAGCCCGTACACTTAAGAAGCTATTAACCCGAACACCATGTTTCATTACCCTGACACTGCTCAATCGCCTTGATGATACATACCGCGTAGAACACTTTATTTGAAACGGTTCTAAATGATTACGATAAAACCAATTATATTGAGTCCCTACTGTCCCGTGATTAAACACCTTCCTATACGTGTACTGAGTTCCTCTTATATTATATATCTTGAACATTGTAAAGCTTTCTATTCTTTTAAAGAATATGCTAATAAATTGACAAGTGCTGAACTACAATAATAGTATTTGTGGCATTCATAAGACTGTGTCCCATATCGTTTAAACTCTACATTAATAAACGCTTGCCATTGGGATGAAGTCTTACAACACTTAAGAAAATATATCACCATTTTAATGTTAGGAGTAGATCCTTCATCCTCTTCTTGCCGTTTTAAATCTTCCTCTATTACAGGTCGTCTAATCATTATCTTTCTCCTAGTATTGGATTAGGTCTATCCATTGAAATCCCCTTACGAACTGAAACTGTTAAGTACACTATAAACGTACTAGATTCTTCATCATATACAAATTCAGTACTGCCTACCTTATAGATTGATTTAGCTATTGTTATGTTATCCCCTTGATGAGGTATAGTCGGCAATGTAATATCTAATATGACATCATCACCTATTATTAATGTTATCGGAATATCCATCATTCATCTCCTCTATATAGTTTACATAGTTGTTTAATCCGTTTATCCTTTGGCAATCCTAGTCCTGTCGGTTTAGTCCAATGCGTAAACACATCATCCATTAACCCTGCATCCTTAGCATATTCAGGAAAGTATCTTTGCAAGGCTATCAACTCTTCTCCCATATCATCAAAGTCGAAGTCATCTACTATTGGGATAAACTCCCCTTCATAGTCATGCTCATAGGCATAGGTACATATAACTATATTAATCCTAAGGTTTCGTATTGCAGCACGGATAGGGTCTGTCTCTAACCCCTGCTTCAGTTTCCTTGTGACATAGTTTGGCTTATAGGTAAACATTAGAGTTTGACGCCTGTTCCTCTGCATATATGGCAAGCCCCCATAGCACCCGCATGACTTATTCTTAACTCACCTGTTCCCTTGCATCTCCTGCATTCCTTAAAGACACTATTTACACCACAAACAAAATCAAGTATCTTGTCTATATTGTCAGTAGGTATATAGTAACCCCCCGCAACCTGTACGAGCTGAGTGTCTAAGAACGAATCAACTTGATCACGTGATTTAATGTTTAGGTTTTCAATTTCCTTATCAATCATGTTTCGTGTTTCAGCATAAATTTCATTTAACTGATCTTGATCTAATTGTATAGTAATTTCATTTTTAGCCATCTTCATCTCCTCTTGTTAAACTTATAAGGTCTTGTACCATACCACCATTAAGAGAGCAAGCCCTATTTTTGTAGAGCCATTCTTCTTTTACGGACCTCAGCTATATTATCATCTAAGGCGTCTCGGTTTCTTTCCATATATCGTTGTAATTCAGTTAGTGCTGCAAGTATCTCTACTCGGTCTTCTTCAGTCTTTGGATGATATCCTTCATGCACGAGTTTACCACCCTTGGATACTAGTATCATGTCTATTTTTCTACTCATTTACATATCCTCTCTTAAATTAAAACCAATCACTTTCAACTCCATACACCTTTAATATGTTCCCACCGCCTCGCCTAACTGTAATTCCGTTAAACTTAAGACCCATAGTAAATTTCCTTTTACTTATAGCTTGATGTTTGCCACTAGTGCAGAAATCAATATATTCATCATACAACTGCTTCACTGATATTATCCCATCTGACTCTCTCGTTACATGTTTTACTAAGAACTTTTGTAGAGACTTGACCAAATCTATATTTTTCTCATCTAATTTATCTAAATACTTGCTGACTGCATTAACGTCCATTTGTGTTCTCCAATGTGTTTTCCAAGGGGTTTAAAAGAGAGTAGCATGGATACAACCTATTGTAAAGGTTTATAGTTACTTATGTTATCTAGTCAGGACTAAGGGTTACTGGTAGACATAAAATTATATATACGTATAAATAAAAATTGTATTAAAGTGTTATGTTATACCATAACTGACTATATTTTATCTTTACCTATTAATAATATTATCTATTTCGATAACCCCCTTTCCTGACTAGATAACATAAGTAACCCAAAACCGCAACCTCTACCACTTATCCATACAACCTTCATCTTCGACCTCAGCTACCCCACCAGTATGCCCCACCAACAATCCACCATAGATCTTAACAACATTACCGCCGCCTCGCCTAATCTTCCATCCCAGGTTCTCTAGATCTTTCATAAAGTGGGTCTTTTTCTTTCTATAATTTTCTTCAATACCATTATCATCACACCACATATTATAGTGCATGCCATAAAAGCTACCGAGATCACCTAGACAATCTTCTTGGTTAGATGTCCTAGTAGCCGTTTCATCCATAAAGCGTATTATATTGTTAGCTTCTCCTAACCATTCTTTCTTCGCCTTAGCACAAGACACTGGAGGTTTGAACTTGCCCCTGTCTCGTAACCTTTGAAGGCCTGCTAGCATGAAATTCAACACCCCAGCCATTTCCTTAGGATTACTTAGTATCTTTTCAGCTCTATCTAAATCATCAAGACCGTTTAGATCAAACTGCCTGTTGAATGGGACCACATTAGCCCGCCTGATCATACCATGACTAAGGTCCCTAATTGCGGGGAAACCATTGCTACACATAATTAAATTGCCGGCATACATGAAATCATATGGGTCCTTGGCTTTGGGATTAACTTCCATCTTTGTATTTTCACTAAACATCTTAACCCCTTCGTCTTTCAACATGGCATTAGCTGGGAGTTCTTCAATGGCGACGCCAAGTTTGCCCACAAGAGACATAGTAGCATGATTATTGGCGCTGGTAGACCCAGCGGCGAGAATCTTAACCGTTGTCATTAACATGGCATCCTGTAGTATACCGCCCAACACCTTTAGTATAGTCGACTTACCATCACCCCCCGGACCTCTGAAAAGCCACCAGCTAGCAATATTCTTGCGCGGCTGGATGGTATAGCCTAGTATCTCCCCGATGTGCCTGACCATATCCTCAGTGTCTGGGAAGTGATTGAATATCTCGGTTAGTGTCTTCACAAATAAGGGGCATTGGGCGCTAGGATCATAGTCGACGTTTAAGCAATTCAACAGATATGACCGATAGTTATGCTGACGTAAATCATGCCCGCCTTCCTTATCAATCCATAGCTCGCCATTTTTACAATTCACTACACTAGGGGGCAAAGTCGTGCGATGAATACGATCAGTTAGGGTGCTCACTTGTATACGAGACAATTTGACAGCTTGCGTGATGAGGACTAGTTCATTCGCTTCTATTTTCATTTTCTTTTTCAATATGTGCAGCACATTTTGAATCATGCGACTAAGAAACTCATCACTCATAGGTCTCCAATGCGTCTTGTGATAAGCCCATAACATTCCACTAGGGGGCGCAGTGAGATGCTTAGCATTGTTGAAAGTCTTTTCCAGTGTCTTTTGACTAACTAGTAACGCCAAATCATCTATAATCTTTGCATCCATACCCTTTAATAGCTTGTTCATAGAGCCTTGTTTTAATAGTTTCTTTTCTAATATGATTTCTTGAGCTCGTATTGCTTCCAATTCATCAGCCGCTTTAATAAGACGCATAGTTTTCATTACGTCTTCATTTGAACTACTAGGATTAAGGGCATTTGCCGCTTGTGTAGCTGCTCCTTCTACTCCTGCTTCACCTGCTGGCAACTCATACATATCCTGCACATCGATTTCGTCGGCGACTTCTTGTGCCTCTTTTAATAGTACGGCTTCTTCATTGTCTTCATCTTGGAAATCTTCAAAATCATTAAGATCAGGTAAGCTGCTAAAAGACAAGACCGCTTTGAGATTATCAGCTTCAGCTCCTGACTGCTTTAGTGCATGGATAAGTGAACCTACGGTGATTTCATTGCCCTTTTGACTTAGCGATTCCCAGCGAGCTCTGATCTGATTTTCAGCATCACTATATTGTTCATCCTCCAAACACCAACTGACGAATTCATCTATACCTTCGCCGTCTGTTACATGATGAGCACCGCACAGGATAGGCCACCAAGAGTCATTAGTATTATATTGATAAGGATCTAGCTTGTCTAGCACTAGCTCGGTCAATTGTGCTCCGGTCAACACGCCTCGTCCGTCACTGTGATCTGGATTCTTTTCTTTTAATTCTCTAAAAAATAGTGTAATTAATTCATCAGGTATAATCTCTTTATTAGCGTCTGTAAAATCATTAATCCATTTGTAAAACTTCCCGCTGGGATGTTTGCTACCCGCCGTTAAGACCTGACGACCATGACGCTTGAGCTCAACTCCTGGGAGACTATCAATTGTTTCTTTGTAATTCTTATAGTCTGCTCCTTTTGGGAGCTTACAATATATATGATATCCCCCGCCGCCTGTTTTAACCACTGGTAGATCTTCACATAGCTCGTCAATATCAAAATAGCCGAAGAGTTCAGCCACCATTTGAGAACAATCATGGCCTTCGTAATTCCTAGGGTCTAGGTCTACCACTGCCTCATTCTTACCTATGCGATATCCGAGATTGTAACCTTTTTTGACCCAATTAGGATAATCTTTGTAATTGTATTCTCGTTTCACCCAGTCACTGTGAATAGGTGTTTTCCCCCGCTCAACCCCTTTGATACGTTTGTTCCACGTATGAATAGGTATGAGGTCTGCATTCTGTTGCATGTAGGGTCTTAGTTGTGATCTGTCAAAAGACATAATTCTAACCCTTTATCTACATGTCAGGACGAAGTTGTTTAGCTTTAAAATACTCTCCTAGAGTCATGTGGTCTTCCACCAATTTTGCACCCTCTTTACTTATTTGGGCTCGGTCTATCCAGCCCCTAATAGTCATGTAATGCACGTTCAACATTGTCGCTAAATGAGCAGTCCCACCCGCCTGATCAAGGAGTATTGCTAGTTGTTTAGCCTTATGATCGTTAAGCTCGTCAAGCATCATAGCCTGTATTGACTTTATATTAGTAGTTTTTGAAGTTGTCATGGATTTACCCTTTTAAGAAATTACGAGACCGCACGTTAGTCGGTTTTAAAATCATAAGCAAGTAAAAATATACTTATAAAAATAATTAAAATAACGCTTGCCTTTTGTTAAAATGTCGATTATGGTGACCTGTACTTGGTTCGGGGACGAATGACAGCCCTGTGACTTTTAGACACTAACTTTTAAATAGAAAAGAGGAATACAACATGGCTACATCATTTATTAATTACCAAATCGCATTAACTGCTGAAAATGCTGAGGTGATTGACACACTTAATAAAATGCTAATCGGTGACTATACTCGTACAAGCACCAAGAACACAGACTCAGGAGACGCTGATATTGGTGAATCCACCAAAGAAAAACCCAAAGATAAAAAGAAAGCAGCGGGCAAGAAAAAAGTCACTGTTAATTATGACGTTTTCAAGAAAGCCGCTATAGGCAGTAAGAAAGATAACGGCGAAGAATTTACTCTTCAAGTGCTGGTTGACGCTGGTGTTAAAGAAGGTACTCTACCCGCCATGTGCAAAGCAACTGACAAAGGGCTTTACGTTGAAATCATTGCATCTTGGGTGGCAGGGCCTAGTGAAGACAGCACCACGGAAACTGATGAAGATGAATGGGATAATGAGAATGATGACGATGATAGTGAAGTCCCCACTGTTGATGCGGTAAAAGCGGCGGCGAAAGCCTATGCTAAGTCTGTCGGTAAAGATGAAGCAAAAGAAATCATGGCTGAACATGGGGCAAAGGCTCTGAGCAAAATCGGCGAATGCAGTGATAAACAACTCATCGGCATGTTTGCTGCTCTCGTATAATATCACTCTAACTCCTAAGGAGAATACTAATGCCTATTAATGTCGTAGAATATGTTATTCGTAGAGGTGGCACAGCCGTTCATGGTTCGGCCTATACTGAAATGATAAAAACTGATGATATCCAAACTGCTCTTGAAAAGGTTGTTTGTGTCATTGCTCTTGACAAGGTTGAGATTAAAGCAGTTCACTCGATGCACAACGCTATCATATTAACTTCCGAGAGCTAACCCCCATCGTTTGAGGAAGTTGACGCCAGTTCCTAGATCTGGGTTATCAAAACTAGGGCCTATTTAAACAGGAGAACAGAATGACCAGTACAGCATGCGATGATCAATTTATCAACAGGCCAAAGGGGGCGACAGTGATTACTAATTTTGAACATTTTTCATATAGGCGGCTTGAGAATAAAAAACTGAATCTTGAAATATCTATAGAACGCCAACAAGAAACCTTATCAGAAGTAGAAGTTGAACTTCAAAGACGGCAATCTACGACTATGAGTAAGGAAGAAGCAAAAACTGAACTTGGTAGACCAGCAGATTATATAAGGGGTTAAAAATGGCTAGAGCTAAAAGAATAAATTATGCTACTGGGAGACTTTACGGTCATAGAATTACATGTCCCGCTTGTAACAACATACATCTATTTGTAGATAGTATGTGGAAATTTAATGGCAATCTTGATAAACCCACTTTCACACCTTCTATGTTATCTAATAAAGATTTAAGTAATCCGGCAATGCCTAGATGTCATTCCTTTGTGACAGATGGCAAAATTAAGTTCCTTGGTGATTGCACTCATGATATGAAAGGACAAACTGTAGACTTGCCAGAGATAGAGGAAACTGATTAATGACAACACATTCAAAACTAAGTCCTAGTGCATCAAAACGATGGATGACATGCGCTGGCTCAGTAGGTTTAATTGAAGAACTGACCAAACAAGGATTGATTAAAGATATCCCGAGTAAGTTTGCAGCTGAAGGCACGGCTGCTCACGAGTTAGGTGAAAAATGCCTGCAACATAGGAGAGAACCTGAAGATTTTTTAGGACGAATTATACCTGCTCAGGGATTTAAGTTTCCAGTCACTCAGGAAATGGTAGATGCTATTGATATCTATGTAGACGATATCCGTGATGAAGATGAATGCGCGATGCAAGTAGAAGTCAAATGTGTTCTCACTTCATTAGGTGTTGAAGGTCTTGATGGAGGAACCAGCGACGCCCTGCTAGTGAATAGGTCTGAGCGCTACATAATAGTAGATGATCTTAAGTATGGCAAGGGTATCGTCGTAGAGCCCGAAGGTAATACTCAGCTTATGCAATATGGTCTCGGAGCTCTTATCCATTTGAGCATTGATGAGTTTGACGATGACTGGGACGTCTACTTAAGAATATGCCAGCCGAGAGCATTTCACCCTGATGGGCCTATAAGATCACATAAGATGACATCAGGTGAGCTTTGGGAATGGGCTAATGATGAACTAATTCCTAAGGCTCAAGCCACACATGACCCTGACGCCCCGTTAGTACCAGATCATGAAGGGTGTAGATTCTGCCCTGCTATGGGTAATTGCAAAGCTATTGCTAAAAAGACACAAGAAATTGCCCATTTAGATTTTGATAGTCTTGATGATGCCCCTACTTTGCCAGACATTGATATGCTGACCGCTGATGAAAAGCGACAGATAATGCTGTATGGCGGTATCATCAATTCTTTCATCATTGCAGTTGAAAACCAAATGAAACTTGAAATGGATCATGGCAGCAAAGACTATGAAGATACCCATAAACTATGTGAAAAAACGACGCATCGTAAATTTACAGAAGATGCTATGGATGAAGATTTTTCAGAAATATTTGATTATCTTCAACCAGAAGATGTCGTAGAAACTAAACCTTTAGCGATGGGCAAAATTGAAGCTAAGCTAAAGAAAGCAGCCGGAAAAGAAGAGGCCGCAAGAATAATGAGGGAAAACACGACTAAAGCTAAAGGCGAAATCGTGATCGCCCCGTTATCTGATAAGCGCAAAGCTGTAGAGCCTAGCCTTACCAGTGATTTCAACGATCTATAATAGGTCAACACTTAAACACTTAAACACTTAAACACTCTAAAAAGGAAACAGTAAAAATGTCAAAAATAGTATTACAAGATGTGCGTGGTTCTTATGTGTATGCGGATCATGAACGTAAAGACGGGGGATATGGTATTCAAATCATATTGGATAAAAAAGACCCTCAAATCAAAAGAATACAAAAAATCGTAGAACAAGTTGCTCGTGAAAAATTTGGTCAATCCATAAAAATGGGAATGATTAAGACCCCATTACGCGATGGTGATAAAGAGCGGGATGAAGAACAATATGAAGGCAAGGCTTTCTTTAACGCTAACAGCAACCGCAAACCTGGGATTGTTAACAGAAATAATGAACCTGCTGATTCTGCTGATATTCAAGAACTTTGCTATAGTGGGGCGTATTTTCATGTGTCCGTTGTTTTCTACGCATTTGATACTGACGGAAACAAAGGTGTTGCCGCTGGTTTCAATAATCTTATGCTCCGTAAAGAAGGTGACCGCTTAGATGGTTCTACCACTGCGGGTGAAGACTTTGCCGATTACAGCGAAGATGAAGATGACGAATGGGGTGACGGTAGCCTTGATGACGAAATCCCGTTCTAGGTTCATCTAATCTAATATGGGGCGGATGAATGGTTGGATCATTCGTCTCATATTATTTTGAATAAAATGAAAATAAAACTTTACATCCTAAATCTTTTGTGATATGATCATTTCAATAGTTAAACAGTAAAACAGAAAAACAGGAGACTACAATGACTAAAGAAATAACATCACCTATCGCAGCATTAACTCTAAAAGCTATCGCTGAAGAGTACAACAGCATCATGAAGATTATAAGTGGTAATCCGATTAAGAAATTCAGGGACAAGACTACAGCTTGCAAAAAACTAGGTGACGCCAGAGAAAGACTTGACGCGTTTAATGAATTTTATGAAGATAAGCCTAAGAAATCCCCAGCCAAGAAGTATGATGATGGTGCTAGGGTTATGATTGTCAAAGGGAATAAGACTGCAAAAGATAAGACTTCAGCTATGGGTATTATTCAAGACTATGTCACTAATCAAGCGCCCACTATCAGTAAGACTATTGCACATTTTCAATCAAATTGGTCTTGCCCACGTAGTAGTAAGAAAAACACGTATTCATTCGCTCGCGGCTATGTTATCGGTGCTATTCGTGAAGACTATATTAGCTTAAAAACAAAATAAGGAAATCAATATGTTCTACGTTATTAATAAGAAAGAAGGTGTTATTGAATGCCTAAATGGGGGCAATGAAAGAACACCCGATAATCTTACTGCCCAATATGTATCCAAGCAATGGATCATTATTGACAGCCATGAAAGATCACAGTTCATGATACCGCTTGATGAATTGGAAAACATGGCTGAGATTATGGGGGTGGATACAGACTTCGGATTTGAAAACCATGATGAAGCAGCCGAAGCAATACTTGAAGCAGTAAAGGGTTATGATGGATTTGAAGAGTTCCCATTGAAAGATTACATGGCCGAATACAATCCAAAGAAAGCTAGGGCTAAAGTTAAAGCGGCTAAGAAACCCATGAAAGATCCTTCTGAGGAACCTAAAGAAATAACCACGGCTAAGCCTGCCAAGGTAGCGCCGACAGGTAAGCGCATCACAGCAAAATCGCTCGCAGGAAATGTATTAAACATCACTTTTAAAGAAGCAAAACCTACATCTGTGATGGGCCTTATTCAGAAAATAATAGAAGAGTTTGAGGATAAAGCTATATTTGAAGAGGTTAGGTCTGCATTCATGTCAGCTAAAGACTGTGACGAAAAATATGCTAACGGATACATCGCAGGATCTATCCGTGAAGGTTATGTTACTGCCGATGAAGATAATGGGCAGTATGAAGCCTATGATGAAGAAGATGAGGGGTGGTAATATGGATTATGCCACAATTATGATCCCTACATTAGGGAGGGCCAACATGCAAACAACACTGATGAACTTACCTGAAGAGATAAGAGAAGCAGCGGTCCTAGTCGTAAAAGATTATGAAGCTGATGAACATGAATTTGAATACAGTGATATATGTGATATCCATATATTGCCTGATGATGTTAATGGAATATCAGCCACTCGCCAACACTGTATAGAAACCTGTGAAACAGAGTTCCTATTCATGTTGGATGATGATTTGGCTTTCTTCAAAAGAGATGAAATCACCAATAAGCTAGGCAAGTCTACTGATGACGAAGTTGAAGAGATGTTTGAAGCACTTATTGATGCACTAGGCTTTGAGGAATTCACTCTTGTAGGGGTTAGTGCAAGGTCAGGGAACAATCATGTTCAGGAAGACTATAAGGACGTCACAAGGCAAGGGGGATTCCATGGGGTTAACGTGGCAAAGTTTAAAGAAGAGGGTCTCAGGTTTGATACCTCTGAAGTTATGGAGGATTTCAATCTGCTCCTAGATATGTTTACGCAAGGAATTCCAAACCGCGTGTTTTACAAATATTGTTTTGATCAAAAGGGCGGGTCCGGTATGCAAGGGGGATGCAGCACATTTAGAACCCCTGAACTTCAACGCGCTTGCGCCTTAGCCCTTAAAGAACGCTATCCTGATTTTGTCACGGTCGTGCAGAAGCAATCCAAAACAGCTTGGCACGCCAACGGAATGGAAACGCGAACTGATGTTAGGATGCAGTGGAAGAAAGCTTTTGAATTTGGAAGAGGATTATAAAATGACTAGTGAAGAAGTGTTAAACCAATTAATGGAAGTATTAAAATCAGACAATGGTGGTGCGTTCTATCTTAGCCCTGAAAATAAAGAAAGAGCTATCCCTGCAATAGATGGTTTGCTCATTTTAGGATTTTTCAAAGATGATCCTAATGATTTGGGCCATTCTTTTTGGATAGCCGCCGCTGGAGAAGAAACTCAAATGCATGAGTATTTCAAATCTGGTGGAGATAATTGGGCAAAATTGAATAACGTTTTAAATGATATTTTTGAAGCTTCTTTTCCTGAAGAGATAACCTCATGACCCCTAATCAAGAACAGCTAGTGTATTGGATTAACGAACGGGAATCTATACGTAAGAAAAAAGAAGCAGGTGAAGCAGCCCCATGGTCAGATAATACGGTGATGCAAGACACCTATTTCTGCAATGTGAACAGGGAAGATGATACGGTTACAAAGTGGATTCGTAATAATTGGGTTTATGATTCCCGATTTCCGAATGAAGATAATTTCCTAGTACTAGCAATGACAGCAGCTAGGCTGTTCAACTTGCCTAGTACTCTTGAAGAAATCGGGCAACCTCATTCATTCGGGTATGCTGACTGGATTGAAAATTTATCTGATGTGATTTACGACCGTAGAGACAGAGGAGACAATGTTTGGAATGGGGCGTACATAGTTTCTACCAATGGCAAGAAAATGGATAAAGGAAAGTACTGTATAGAAGTTCTTAAAAATGTGAAAGAATTGCATATTCCTTTTAGTAGAAGTATGCATTCTCGAAAATCTACATTACAATATACTCATGAACTACTTATAGATATAAATGGTATTGGTAATTTCATAGGTGCTCAGATCATAGCTGATCTTAAAAACACCAAAGGCCACCCATTACACCACGCCCCTGACTGGTGGTCATTTAGTGCTCCTGGTCCTGGGTCATTGCGCGGTTTAGAATGGTTCTTTAACGAAAAAGTTACAAACAAAAACTACAAGGCCAGAATATTAGAAGCTGAAAGCATTTTAGAATGGGAATTGCCTGATGAGATACTACATATCCTATGCCAGCAAAATCTTCAAAATTGTTTTTGTGAATACGATAAGTTCATGAGAGTTACTAACGGGACCGGAAGGTCTAAACGTAAATACAACGGGAAAGGAAAATAACTATGCATGTGATAGAAGCATACACAGTAGAAGAAGCCCTTAATCAAGGGATCATGCTGATCAACACAGACGGTATAGAACAGGAAAGCCGAGCAGGTGATATTATAGAAGTTCCGTATCCGGTGGCAACCGTTTACAAAACACCTTGGCAAAGAGTTCTTGTGAATAAGGACCGGAATGCCAATCCATTCTTTCACTTCTTTGAAGCATTGTGGATACTGGCAGGGCGTAAAGATGTCAAGTTCTTAACTGAATTCAACAAACGCATGGCTAATTTCAGTGATGACGGAGTAACGTTTAACGCCCCTTATGGCTCACGCATGAGAACAGTCTGCGGAACAGATCAAATTCATACTGCAATTTGTATTCTAAAAAAGAAGCCAGAAAGTCGTCAAGTCGTCTTACAAATCTGGGATAAATTTGATCTTGAAAATGAAACCACGAAAGATAAACCCTGTAATCTCTGTGTTCTTTTTAGGATCCGTCAGGGCCGCCTAGATATCACAGTGTATAACAGGTCAAACGATATGCTTTGGGGGGCTTATGGGGCAAATGTGGTTCAGTTTAGTATGCTCCAAGAATACGTTGCTGCCTCAGTGAATATTCCCATGGGAACTTATACTCAGGTAAGCAATTCATTTCATGTATATCTTGGCGGAGCAGGGGGCAAGTTATGGGAGAAGATGAAACACGGTATTTCAATGGAGCATCCTGTTTATCATTGTGAGCATTACTCTACGTTAATGCAGCCAAATGAAATGGTGTGGTTCAACAATGATTTAGACGCATTTTTTAGGGATTATGACGAATTCGGGTTAGGAGGAGTTATGAACATGAATGGGGCTATTAGTTGCCAGTCTGATTATTTCAAAGAGTTGGTTTACCCCATGCTACAAATGTATCTGGTGTACAAATCTAACGGGCCTTCTATTACATTACCTATGTTATCAGCTATCCAAGCAGATGACTGGAGAATAGGTGTCCATAACTGGTTAGAAAATAGGGTGAAATGAAATGTTAAAAGAAATATTACTATATCGGAAAGGGCTACGAGTAGAAAGATTGCATACTATACCCCATATACAGCCGTATTCTAATGGGCATCATAGCGCCAATGCGGTTTTGATAGCTGATGAGTTGTGCAAAGTTAATGGCATGAATATGGAAGCTACTTATAAGATTGTTATCTATATGGCTAAACATGACATAGCTGAACAGCGTTTCGGAGACATGCCTTCTGACGCTAAAGCCGCATATCCAAAACTAAGCATGGCTTTGAAACATGCTGAAAAATCATGGGAATCTATGTATTTGCCAGATATACCCAAATTGCTAGGCCTATCTAAAGACATTGCTAAATGTGCAGATGTTATAGAATTAATCATGTATTGTGTAGAAGAGCTCAATATGGGCAACCGCAATATAATACATGTTATACAGAGATGTTGTGAAATGCTAGGGGTGTATGTAGGTAAAGTCGTAGGTATAGAACAATTTATAGAATACTCATCAAAAGAGGTACGGTTAAATGACTGCAAATAGTACACAAATATCAGGTGATCATTACAAGACAAAAGGTGCTCAGCACTGGGACATGGTCGAACAAAACCACATGGGATATCTTGAAGGCTGTGCCACCAAATATATTATCCGCTGGCAAAGAAAAGATGGACTAAGGGATCTTGAAAAGGCTGAACATTATGTCTTCAAAATATTAGAAGAATATAATGTTAATGGCAGGGACAACCCTGCGATACCTTCCACAGAATTGGAATTCCAATGGGGCAAATTCTGTGCAGATACAGAAGTTTTCTATCCTGAAAACCAAATTTGTATGAACTTAATGAATTGGAAAAATGAAATTGATCTTATCAAAGTTCTTTGTCTTATCAATAAACTCATCGGGGCGGTCACATTAAAAAGATCAGCTGACAAAACAGCAACCGCCAAAAGTGAAGTTAAGCTTCCGAAAAAAGCCAAGGGCAAGAAGTAATGGATTACAGTTCGGCAATCATATGCGATACCGAAACTTATAAGAACTATTGCCTAGTTATGTTTAAAAAGGTGATTTCTAAAGACGTTATCTATTTTGAAAAGTTCAACGATAGTGATATCAATAGAGATAATATATGTTACATACTTAATAAGTATGACATAGTTACTTTCAACGGTGATAAATATGATTCCGTAATCCTAGCCTTGTTATTAAGAGGATTAAGTAATGAAGCTATCAAAGCAGGAAGTGACATGCTGATTGTTGATAGAAAACAGCCTTGGCAAGTACTCAAACAAATGGGGGCGGGTAAGATTTACTATGAATCTATAGACTTAATACAAGTAGCCCCCTTATCTGCTTCCCTTAAAATGTATATGGGAAGAATGCATGCCCCAAAAATGCAAGACTTACCTATAAAGCCAGATGCGATTATCAAAGAATCAGACCTACCAGAAATGAGGTTGTATTGTGAAAATGATAATGACGGGCCTATTCTACTGCTTAACACTTTAGAAAAGCAATTAGATCTTAGGTTGCACATGAGTGAAGAATACAAAGTTGATCTAAGATCTAAGTCAGATGCACAGATAGCAGAAGCAGTCATCAAGCATGAACTGGGAGAACATTATGGCATAAAAGCCAAGCGACCAAAGATAGAAGCAGGTACTCAATTCTACTACAAACCCCCTAGCAGCTTAATATTTGAAACCAAATTGTTCAAAGAAATTTATAATGAGTATTGCTCTATACCTATAGTCGTGCAATCATCGGGGCATGTTAAACAAGATTCGCTTTTATTTGAAGAGAAATTTATGTATAATGATCTCAAATATAAGATAGGGATTGGGGGTATGCACAGCGTAGAAAAGAAAATATCACATTACGCAAATGAAAACAAATTGCTAGTTGATATTGATGTTGCCGCATTCTACCCTAATATCATATTAAATAATGAACTATATCCAAAGCATTTAGGTCGTCCATTCTTAGACGTGTACAGGTCCATTGTAGAAAGAAGATTAAAAGCCAAGGATGATGGAGACAAGGAAGTAGACGCAAGCTTGAAAATTACTATTAACGGACTATTTGGTAAGTTCGGCAATAAATGGTCTATAGTTTATTCCCCTGATCTCATGGCGCAAGTAACTATAACAGGTCAGTTGTCCTTGCTGATGTTGATTGAAAGACTAACACTAGCGGGCTTTAAAATACTAAGCGCCAATACTGATGGTATTGTCGTCAGCCTAAGACCTAATCAGAAAACGCTGATGAAAGAAATAGTAGAGCAGTGGGAATTTGATACATCTTATGACATGGAATATACTTACTATAAGTCAGTGCATAGCCGTGATGTCAATAACTATATAGCAATTGGGGCAGAAGGAGATTACGTTAAATCCATAGGGGTATATTGTGATCCGCATTCACCTAAAAATATGCTTAAGAAAAATCCAGTCAATGAGATCTGTGCTATAGCTACTAAAGAATTCTTACAGAATAGTATACCCGTAAGAGACACTATTGAATACTGTGATGATATTACTAAGTTCCTTACTGTCAGAACTGTTAACAACGGCGGGGCAACGTACGACGGGAAGTTAGTAGGCAAGGCCGTGAGATGGTATTACGGCAAGAATGAATTGGATAGTATGTACGTCGCAGATAATGGCAATAAGGTTCCACGGTCAGATGGGGCCAAGCCAATAATGCAACTGCCAGATAAATTCCCAAATGATGTAGACATAGAATGGTACGTGACAGAAGCTGAGAAAATGTTGAAAGAAGTAGGATATAAAAATGCACAATAAACCCTTTACATATCCATAGATATGAGATATAGTGATCAGACTTAATTTTAAACATATAAGGAGGCTGGTATGCCAAATGAAACTGAAACTGAAGAAGTAACCCTAAGCCCATCTGAACAGCTTAAAGAAGCTAACTTAAAAGCAAAGGCTATTCGTGAAGAGCAAGCTGCTTTGCGTGAAGAAGTTAACGCTGGCAAAGAAGAACGTAAAGAACTTCGCAAAACCATGGCTGAATGCCGTAAAGATGCTCAGGTTCAGAAAGCTGAACTTCGTGAAGTTATCTCTAATCATTACGAAACACTTTCCAAAGGCGAGCCGAAGGAAATCGAAATACTCGCTGAGCAAATCACTTCTGTAGCAGGCAAGCTTTCTGAAACGACTACTAGGTTCGCAGAAGCTGCTACTGCTTTATCTGAACTTTAAAGAATATGGGTAATGTTATATTGTAGCATTACCCTTTTTCTATGGCTGTAAATGATTTCATAAAAAATGCTGAAAAGCGCCTTGCCAAAAAGGCTGAAATCAAAGAAGAAGATATTGAAGATGCATTCGTTAAATACGCTAAAAATAATAAATGCAAAGCTCTAAAACTAATATTCCTAAGTAAGAAAGGATTTCCAGATAGATCAGTGCTATGTCCTGGGGGACGTATATTTTTTATAGAATTTAAACGTAAGAATAAGAAGCCAACAAAGCTTCAAGAAAAAGTACGGGATACCATAATCAAACCATTAGGATTTAAATATTTCGTATGTGATAAAATAGGCCAAGCAGAAAAACACTTAGAACAGTTCTTATGGGATGAATAAATGTCAGAACTATGGAAACCTCACGGATATATGTTGACCGCGATAAGTTTCCTATTGTCTAATCGGCGAGCAGGGCTGTTCCTAGATCCTGGATTAGGCAAAACATCTATCAGCTTGGCTGCTATTAAAATCTTAATAAATTCAGGCATGACAAGAGGCAAGGGTGTTCTCATAGTTGCTCCGCTTAGAGTGGTTCATAATGTATGGCCTGAAGAAATTCACAAGTGGTCTAATTTCAACGACATCACATACAACATACTTCATGAAGAAGGTAAGAAATCTTTATGGGGAGAACAGAAAAATATATACCTTATCAATCCAGAAGGATTGAAATGGCTATATGAAGAATTGTTATGGGGCCTCCAATCGGGTGAAAAATGCCCGTTCAATATTCTTTGGATAGATGAAAGCACCAAGTTTAAGAACCCAGAAGCAGAAGCAAGATTCCTCCTTATAAAAGATATGAGACCTTTGTTTAACAGATCATATATAATGACTGGCACGCCCGCCCCTCGCGCTCTTTTGGATTTGTGGTCACAAACATTTATACTAGATGAGGGGGCTGCTCTCGGTAATAACTTTGTAAAGTTCAGAGACAAATTCTATACTCGTGGCAAATACAATAAATACAACTGGGAATTGAATGATTTCTCAGAAGGCCAAATTCATGACGCAATAGCCCCCTTAATACTAGATATGTCCGCTGATGATTATTTAGATATGCCCCCACTTTCATACAATGATATCTATATAGACCTGCCCCCCAAAGCTTTGAAATACTACAAGGAAATGGAAAGGGAATTCTTAATTAAAATAGATGATCTTACAGCCTCAGCAGATGCGACGGCGATAGCGGGGGGTAAGTGCCACCAAATAGCGAACGGGCAAGTCTACGAGGATATCCCCGATGACCTCGACGAGGAAGAAGAACGAGAGTTTAGAAAAACTCGTAAGACTCTTTTTGTTCACGATGCTAAGATAGAAGCGTTGAAAGATCTTATCGGCGAGTTAAACGGCAAACCTCTTCTAGTGGGATATCATTACAAACATGACTTGAAAGCTCTTAGAAAAGCATTAGGGAAAGACATACCCCATATCGGTTCAGGAGTGTCTCCTACAGAAACAGACAGAATTAAAGCCGATTGGAATGCTGGTAAAATACCTGTCCTCCTAGGGCATCCGGTTAGTATGGGGCATGGATTGAATATGCAGGGGGCGGCTCAGAATATCTGCTTCTTTAGTTTGACATGGAACCTTGAAGATTATTTGCAATTCTTTAAAAGAGTCTATAGGCAAGGTGTCAAAGGGGCGGTTATGGTTCACCATCTGATTGCTCGGCACACTACTGATGAAGCGATGCTATCTCGTCTGGGGCAACGAGCTGATCAACAACAAGATTTGAGAGATGCATTGAGAAACTACAGAGCCAAATTAAAAGCTCTGTAGTTATAATCTTATTTGTTTGGCCTAACGGGCCTTTCTGGCCTATCAGGTCTATCAGGCCTATCCGGACGAACTATATCCTTGTCGCGTTTAGGCTTATTAACCTTTTTAACTTTACGAGGTTTTCTCATTTTATATACCGCCCATGGCCTTAATAATAGTATCCACAATTTCAGGCGCTACTTCAAACCCCTTTTCTGCTATCAGACTTTCTACCCTAGCCCTAATATCTTGACCTTCAAATGCCTTGACATCATCCGCCGCGAAATTCAATATGCTCCCATCGGATGTTTCAAATTTAAAATCAACAGCTCCGTTTTCTTTACCGTTTATGATAGTAACGTTGCATGGGAGATATTCATTTCCGTCAGCCGCTTTGCACCATGAAAAGGTTATTTTATTTATCCCCGCGTAATTCTGCATGTTCCATGGAACTGCCCCAGCGCAAGCTGAAAGAATAAGCATTACAGATAGAATTATTAAACCGTTAATAAAATGTTTCATCGTTATTCTCCTGTCCCTAAAGCCAATGCGACCTTAGCTTTAACTCGGCCATAAAGAGCCAGCACAGCTCCGACGGCTTGGATAACTAAGTCAGCAGTGGATGTAAACATAGTTGCGTCATCGGGATTAAAATCTATGCCTACAAGTGGCAACACTGTCGGAGCAATGCTTATCAGCACTCCGAGCACAGTCTTACTCTTTAGAAAAAACTTACTCATATCTATTCTCCTTTTATAAAAGCTTTTACATTAAAAGAGGGGCAAGCTTTTGTGACCCCAGCCAAGTCGCAATGACCTAGTATTTCAGCGTTGGGATACAACACTTTCTTTTCAAGTAGCCATCTAGTTAAAGAGGCATACTGATGCATAGTAAAATTGGCTTCCGGCTTTCCATCAACACCTCTGCCGCCTACCATGCATAAACTTATACTATTATGGTTATGGCCTAGTGCATGAGCACCAATCTCTTCATCAAGATCACCATCGTTGTCTAAGTCTCGCCCCGCTTCAATTACTCCGTTGCGCCTTAACACATTGGTATATCCTATACCTAACCATCCTCGTCCTTTTGGTTTTGGATCAGTGTGCCATTTACGAATTTCCTTTGCCCCGATATCCATAGTTACATAAGTATCTGAACAATGAATAATTATCTGTGTTATGACTCTGGACATTTTACGATACCTTTATGCATAGAACAGGTATACTAGTTTCAGAATCTATATACCATACCCTGCCGACAGATCGTTTATAATCCTGGAAAGATATATCATCATCGCTTATTGCAAAGCCGCTTATACTGCCATCGTTTTCACGAAATGGCAGTACATGATCTCCTACTATTGCGGTACAGTTAGCGGGCGCAATACCAGAAAAAGCAATACGATCATATTTCTGTCTTTCAACTTCTGATACTTCTGCCCATGTCTTCCATTCTTCAGAAGACTCAGTGGGTTGCGTTTGTTGAAAAGCTTCTACCCTAGCAAACCAATCTTTATGATTTTCAAAATCAATATCAGGTTCATCTGTCATTACTTTTTTGTACTGAGACTTCCAAACCTTTTGAGGATCGTTAGATAAAAGACTACTCATTTTATCATTCCAAGTTTCAAACATTAACGTGTCAGCCTCAGGCTTCATAGCTTTTAATTTTTGTACTTTAGATTTCCAATCAATAACTCTATCTGATTCCTTAGTAGGTTTTATCAGCATTAAATGATCATGACCCTTTTTCCAAGCTTCATGGTTCCATGCTTCCATGTCAGGCCGCTCCTTAATCATGCCTTGTAATTCGTCAAACCATGTAAACCATTCAGGCGATCTTTTTTCTGGCGCATTTGTGCCCCATGTATCTCCACCGACAAGATTAGGATTTGTAGATTTAACTACGAATGAAATAGCCTCATCATATTTATCAGTTACATGACCATCACTATTGATACCACATATGTCGCCTTTTAAAATAGTACCACAGTTTAGTGACTTCTTAATGTATTCAGCATAGTCAGCACCGCTGGCATTAATCGTTCCGGTGGCGTTAATAGACTTTGAATTTACATTGTTATGTCCTATCTGCAAAGCCGCATTCGTGGCGCTAGGAGCAGAAGCCGTGGCTTTCTCAAATACAACGGAATTACTTATTGTAAATAGATTGCTTCCTTGAGAAATACCTGTAATTTCTTGCGCTAAGAAGGAATCATCAGATGCTAAACCGAAGTGAGATCGCTGACCAGTATTGCCATTATGCAGATATAATCTAGGTTCTGGAAAAGTGTGGTCGTTAATGGCAACCGCTCCTGAACGAATTTTTATAGCTTCTCCAACTTGCAACGATACATCCTCATTAATATCAAATGTAGATGCCTGAATAGTTTGGTTGCCTGTAATAATATCAATAGCTTGGACTTTAGATAACGGGTTAAGAAAACTTTGAGATAAATATTCTGGAAAGGTTTTCCATTGGAATATTGCATTTTCTGTATCTGCAAAGACCTGCATAATATTATAGCTATCTCTGTTATATACGATTGATACAAATTCTTCACCTCCACTAATTCCTTGAGCTTCTTGAATAAATGGTGCATACGATAGAGGTGGTTTATAGTCTAATACAAGTCCAGGATGGTATGGCGCATGAATTCTAAACTCATTAACAGGGGTTCCTCCATCTGAAATATTATTAATATGCCAAACAACCTGTCTTGATGCCCCAAAAGATTCAATTGTTGTATTTAATGACCAATCTACATCCTCAAATTTAATTATGCCAGCTACGCTATCTTCAAAATGAGCAGTGGTGATTCGTTTAGCCGCATTTACATGACCAACTCTGCCTTTTAGCCACCAATCACTGCCCTCCGCTTCGTCAATGTCATCAAACATAGCTTGGATTTCAGTGGTGTACAGCATAGCCCCATCATCCAACGCGCCGAACTCCTTAGCAGTAGCAGGCATGTCTTCAGCTTTTAGATAAGCTAATCTCCAGTTAGTACCTGAATCAGTAACTGGATCATTTCCATTTTGTTCAACAAGAGCGATGTACAGATCCCCATCAGAACCCTTAGCCACACCCCCGATAGGGTAGGTAGTGTCTGTGTCCCATACGTTAGTCCCTTGCTCATTGTTATGGGCTAGTGCAGCGGTGAACAAGTTTTGTAAAAAATTAAAATGTTCAAACGGAGGCACTTCAGCAAGCCATCCATCTATAAATTTATCTGTAGTGGTTACGTCTGGGTCAACAATATTACCTCCTGGAGCAGCTGATGCCCATACACGAACTAGATTTGGTTTAATTGTACTCATTTCATATTTCTCCTATAAATTATATTAACGATCCAAATGCGCCGCCTAGATTTGGATCAACCACTGAACCGAATCCAGCACTATTAGGGACACCTGCAAATCCGAAAAAGTTTTCAAAATCATAATTTACTGTATAGTTAACCCTAACTCCGGCGGTCTTAGGGACTATGTCCGTATTGAATAATACTGCTTTTTCTTCAGAAGATAAGACTCTACCAATAGCAACACTATATTCTGTATCTCCATCTTGAAATATTACTTGATCAGCTGCAAACAAGAAACTGATTTGCTCAATAATATCTTCTGGGGTGGATAGTGTTTTATTCGCAATTATTTTAGCTCGTATAAAAAGTCTGTATTCAGTATCAGTTAGTATTCTTATTCCTGTTATAGGTTCTCCTAAAACTCTAAATCTTTCACCTAGTGATGGATCCAGTACTGAACCGAATGAACCTGAAGCGGGGTTAACTGCAAAGCCAAAATAACCAAATATATCAGCGCCTATAAATTCCCTAGGTTGACCGACTATCGCACCTAACACATCCAGCTGAACACCGATAGCAGTATCTATAAATCTCTCATCAATAATAGATTGAAAGACTTCTTCCAATGTATCTGCTTCTGTCAATAATGTGATCATATAGTTTATAAAATTAGTTGATTCAGAAAACTGTACAGCTAATCTGGATACCGCTTGTTTCTTATGGTCTATAGTTGTTGCCATTATGAATTCACCACAATATTAGCTATCACAAAATTAGATATTTCTGTAATAAGTATGGGTAAGTTAGAAGTGCCAGAAGCTGGGGCAACTAGCCCGACTTGCAAATCAGCTATGAAGTGGCCTTGAACTGAGTTTATAGGAGTATACAGTCTAGTGAATATTACATCTTCTCCTAATGGAAATCCTCTACCAGGAACTAGTATACCATTAGCATAATCCACAATAGCTTGTTTAACTAGATCATCTCCATTTGAAGGATAATCTGAATCTGTTGTCAAATCTACCTCAACAAATATATCCACCTCAGCAGGCCTTGAAAAAGATATATCATGAGATATACTTTGACTATCTAAAACTGGTACAGTCGTTGTTCCAAATGGTGTTATACCTGCCGCTTTCTTTAAGAAAATACTTTCAGCAATTTCAGCATCATCTCCGCCGACAACTATGGCTTGTGTGGAATGAGGAGGTAAGCCGTTAGCATCAACTATGTCAGTATCATTTTCTAATACTGTTACGGCTGTGACCCCGTCAATATTAGCTATCGCTGCAAACATGGCGTCAACAATAGCTTGAGCCGTTTTAGATACAGAACGTTCTCTTCTTGCTCGTAAATCTACATCAGTTTCTTCGTTAGTTCCTAATGTGGCATCCGCACCATTAGTAACAGTATCCCATCCAGTAACAGGGTTGTCAATAACAGTGAGTGTTACTGCAAGTGCTATGACAGGGCCAGTGAGAAAAGCATTAGCAAATACGACACCATTGCCTGCTCCGTCTAGCACTAATTCGGATTCAGTTATAAATACACTGCCTGTATCTGAAGTGCTTACTTGACTCCCAGACGGGATTGTGATGTTAGCTGTTCCAGTTATGGTTAATGATGCTCTTGAATTAGTGGCAGCTAAACGAGTGATGCCATTCATCTGCACAAGATTTGAAAGAGTAATTCCTGTAGCTGCCGAGGGGTTAAATGCGTCATAGGCTTCATTTGCAATTTCCCATAGATTAGCATTGGATTCTGAAATTACGCCATTGATTTGTCCGTCAGGAGACTCAGGAGAAATATTAAAGTTAAGCCCGAATATAGCTTGCATTGCCCCATTCAATTCAGATAATAATTCATCTAACCTTTTACGATTAAAACCTGTTTCAGATATACCAAAATCATCAGACATTTATAGTCACCTTCTCTTCGTTAATTATCCCGAAACTAGTTTCTGCGGAAAAAGAAACTGTTAATTTCCTTATGGACTGCCCTTCATAATTCATAGCAAATTCTGTCAATTTTTCTACTCCGGGAGTATTCAAAATCTTGGTTTTTAGTATGGATTCTATATTAGCTAAATTTGCGGGCTTTGTAAATATATTTTGAGTATAAGGCACACCCGCTAATATGTCTAAGAACCATTCTTCCAGATAAAACTGAAGCCTTGTTCTGACATGCTGCACGACTTCTTCTCCGTCCTGAACTAGTTGGAACGTACCGCCTTGTACTATAAAATCATTATTAGAATCTAGTCCCCTGCCTATCATACCACAACTCCTGTGTTAACTTTCGGCCCTGTCGGCGCTGTCGCTGAACCTATATGCGTGTGAGTATCACTTATATCTTTACTATTTGAAGTAACTGTTTCTGACAATGCAGTTTCCCCGACTACTTCTAAATTCCCTAACACTTTCAGATTGCCTGTGAATTCTGCATCAGGCGTATCCACTGTCACTTTGACATCTGTTTTTAAAGTCATTGTCCCATCAGCCGCAATAGTAATCTTGGAACTACCGTCATCTTTTTTGAGTTCTACATCTGTTGAACTGTAATCAGGCACTTTATTTGGCAATGAAGATAAGCCGACATATGCTATAGCATCTGAAAGGGCATGGAATCTTCTAGCAATAGGTTCCTTAACTCCTCCGAATTGATGCCAGTTATCTATGGACCTTTCACAAAATACTAATAAACATTCATCCCCTTTAGTTACTGGGAATGTCAATGAGAACCCCCCACCCCTAGGGAAACATACAGGCACATTTATCAACAATGGTATATCCACTGGGACAAGTATTTCCTTGTCAGTTTCTGTGGTTATAAATATTCTCTTTATAGCAGGCTGGACCGTGACTAGTTGTGTAGCTGGATCAAAGCTTTCTATAATCCCAGGCATAGAAGTATGGAGATCCTTAAGGCGATTATTAACAGCTAAGGCTATAGTAGAAGCAAGGGTAGCTATATTATTCTGTTTACTATTGGGCACCTATGTTTCTCCCTTTAACAGAAGATAACCATACTCCTTCTCTAGAATCCCCTTTAAACATTGTCTCTTGAACTTTGTAAATACCTTCAGCAGAAGTCTTTCGTATATTTCTAAAAAATAAATTACCAATAGCTATGTCAGCTCCTACTGATTCTATTTGAAATGCTGTATTGGGCACTAACCTTGGATTAAGTAGAGTTATCACATCCGCACCGATTTCAGTTAGTATCGGGGAACCTACCATGCCCGACGCTGAGTTAATTAGTACAGCTTCTAAACTACTCAATGGCTCATCAAATGGGGTAGTAATTATTTCACCATCTTGAATGCTCCAATCAAACCCATACTCTTCTGCAAATTCATCTAGGATAGCTTTAGATGATCCAGACAATGTTTGTCCCATAAGTTTATCAGCTATATCTGGTAGTCCTTCTAGTATTCCGATCGTTGTCTCTTTAAAAGATTGCATAACTTCTTTTATGACATTTGACATCGCCACATTTTCAGAAAACGTTTTATTGAAAGATGAATTTTGCCAGTCTTGTTCCCCATCGCCAGCGTATACAGTTATCAGTCTATCTGTGCTTATCTTAGACTGAAACACATTTCTGATTTCACCTTTGAATATTAATCGTATAGCCCCTTCATATCCCGCGTCAAGAGATATCTTTGTAAATTTCTTTTGCAAGGAAGCCAATGTATTCGGACTCGGGTTATAGATTATTATCTTAGCTCTGTTAGGATAGCTCAATACGCTCTTAGTTATCTCAAATGATACCCTTAACTCTGACACAACTCTGGCTTCCCCATCAGTAGGGGTTATTGTCAGTTTATATAATCTTTTATATTGACGAGACATTACGTTGGTACTTCCTCATCTTCTAGTATAAACAATCTAGCGGCTGTACCTAAATTAGTTTTATCCGGATCCAAATTAGAATCATCTAGATTAACAAGAAAAATATTACTAATAGGCAAATTATGTTGCTTTAATATATCAACACCACCCAACAGTGGCACTCCTTCAATAAGATCCACTCCAGCTTGAGAAAAATTGATAGACCATACTGATGTTCTAGAATTTAATATAACTCTTATATCAAAATTCTCGCCTTCGATCGTAATGTTAAATAACTGTTCTGGATCGGATGTAAGGGGTATTTCTATCATTCTACGATCCAATCTTTTATGGTTTTAAGAACTGATTTGTTGGTGTTATCATTAGGATCAATTGGTTCTTTACGTCCTTCTTGAACAGGCGGAGAAGCTTGTTCTTTAGGAGATCCGTCTTGCAATTGGGACGGATCCAATTGCACCAATTCAGACTGAACTATTAGTATCTCTTCTAAGTCTATAGACATGCTCACAATACGAGAAGTATCTTTATCTTGAGTGGTAGATATATTAGTGATAATCATATCTTGATAAAGTTTTAATTTAGTCTGTATCTCTAATGGCTCTCTTGCTTCTTGGAGAAGTATCATTGCACCGTAAGCAGCATTGCTCCTAGTAATGCTTTCCACAGTTGATGTCCCAAATAGACCTGTAATGACATCTACGATTTGTCCAAAAGCCGCAAGCCCCAAAGGAGTGTCTGATACTTCAGCAATAATATTTATCTTCTTAGGTTCTATTATAGAATGGTCAGTTATTTGTGTTCCCAATTCCACAGGATTTTTTGTTAAAAGTATTGTGCTATTATGGGATTCAGACAATACTGCATCTAATTCTATGCCACCAATAGACCGTTGAGTTCGTATGAATAAATTTTCAAAGGCCATCTACTGTTCCACCACTGTTGTTAGATCTTGGGTTGTCTGTTGGAATACACTAGCAACTTCTTCTGCTATAGCCCTAGGAGAATTTATACCACCATTCACATTTATTTCTACCTTTTCCACTATTATGCTAGATGACTTAACGTTAGCCGCAGACTCTGGAGGAACGTCATTACTGAATGGGTTTAATGATTTGCCAAAATCACTCAGCTGTTTAAGGATAGGCGTGTTCCGTATAGTGGTGGCTATGTCCTCACTTATAGAAGCAAACGGGGCGCTAGATGTTATATTCTCTATCAACTCATTTATATCTTCAAACACTTCTTTAACCTTGATGGCTGCCTTTTCCAATAGAGGAAAATCTTTTATAAGATCTCCAAGAAGGCTTTCCCCTCCTTGAACAAATACGACTATGTCCTCTATGACAGCCGCCAATGCTGCCACGGCAAGGCCGACAAGAATAGGGAGTATTAGCGCCGCCGCATTTACTGCGAGGATAGATAATGATAAGGCTCTAAACAAAGTTATTAATGTGGTGATGGTCGTTATAAGTTTGATTGCTATGAAGCCAGCCGCGACAGCTGTCAATATCTTTAACCCTATTACTATCTGATCAATCCATTTTGGCAAATTCTGCTCGATTAATTTACGATTAATCTTAAACCATTCAGTGAATTCCTTGTTCCCCTTTTTCAGTATTGGGGCTAATGATCTTGTCAATAATCTAGTTAGTTGTTTGGTGATTTGCCATATGTCAGTGAGTGACTCTTGAAATTCTTTGGCGACAGATGCGTCTTCAGCGGTGGTTACTCCCAAGCGTTTGGCTTCATCTGTCAGCTCACGAATAGCTTGTGGACCTTGTTGAAGTAACCGTATGGTATCTCGTATTCCGAGTTTATCTGCTAGTTCCAATTGTTGAATCTTACTGAACCTGTTAAATCTATCAGATATTTCTAGGAGCAAGTCACTAGCTGATTTCAATTGCCCATCTGCTTCATGGACAGATATACCAAGTAGACCAAAAGCTTCTATCCCAGAACCTGCCCCTCGAGCTGTCTCAGCAATTCGGATAGCCAAAGTTCTAAGGCTGTTGGACATTCCATCCGCCGTGCCACCAGAACGTCTGAGCGCAAATTGTAGGGCGTCTATATTCTCAACAGTGTCGTCAATTTCATTAGCTAGTTTGCCCTGTTCATCTGATGCTAGAGTAGACGCCACGGTTAAGCCTGTAAGAGCAGCGGCGGCTCCTATTGCGACACGAGTAAGGCTCTTAATAGAATTGACAGTCTTATTAAGATCTTTAGTGAATTTCTTTGCTTCTTTAGGATCATATTCAAATCCTAGCCCTACAAGTAATTCATCAATAAATGCCACGTTCTTATCTTTCTACTTATTAGATACTATTTTAAAATCCAGTAACTCATGCATCATAGCCAAGTCCTCTATAGAATATGTTCCATCTTGTAATTCTTTCAATGAACACATCGGCGGGTCAACTAGCAACGGCCTATGCAAATATGAAATAATATTTGGGAATCCATTCATGTTTATAGATTTCCCTTTACTCGGGCCAGAAGGCTGTCTACCAACTGGCCTTTCATTAAATTTGCGAAATTAACCTTTAAAACAAAAAAGAATACTTGGTATAATTCTAATAGAGTATCTCCTGAGAACAATTCGGTAAAAGAAGATTCTGTTATTTTAGTACCATCACACGCAGTTCCAAGGACACATGTTTTAATCAGGGAAGTAATTTCTTCAGGTGAGCTATTTTCAAATAGAACCCCTAAACCTTTGGATAATAACTCTGCATTAGTCTTGCCCTCATTTTCATTCTTGCTATCTGTTTCTCCCCCGCCGAGTAGTGCCAAAGAAGACCCAAACACTTTGATGAGTTTGAACTTAGTTAGCATAGCTTTTTCAGCTGACCATTGAGTAGCACTATACTCATGGTCTCCTATTACTTTACTTTCAGTATTGCATGTCATTTTGATTTCCAGTCTTAATCAATTACCAGCCATATGAATTCTGAGGAGAGCATCTATTATCTCGGCTGGTCAGATAATAAATATTGCCATCACGCCCCCCTCAGAAACTAATTAAGATCCCCCGAGATAGAGTAGATCTAATCTTTCTACAGTTAACACCCATTCCTGAGCATTAACCGCTGTGCCTCTTGTCATAGGGGCGGGCTTGGTAATATAGCCTTGTGTGCCTGAACCTAGGTCGCCTCCTTTTGTATCTTTAAACTGAACAAAGATAGGAACAAATATGCCATTCTCTTGAGCACTGATAAGCCCTGACAAAAATGCATTAGAGTCAGATGTTTGCATTAACCTGAATGTAACTGTACCAGATCTATCAGCACTAATTGAAACGCTCATTTCACCATCTGTTCCGACCTTATGTGAAGCGGAATCGTTTATACGATCCAATATAATAACGTCATCACCTTCATCAAACCCTGTGATTTCAATACCGTTAACAAGCAGTAAGGTATCTAAAAAGCTGTATTCTTTCATTGTAGTTCTCCTTATCGCTCAAATACGCCGTTGATTTGTGTACTATGAATTGCCCCTGCCCCTATAGCTATGAAGCTAAGTCCGGGATAATCTCTAGCAGTTTTACTAGAAGCACTAATATCTTCTACTGGGATTACTGTCGTTTCGTAGCCATTGGGCAAGAACCTACCATCTATAGTAAATCCAGGAGCTAACAGCCCATTCCTAACCCCTTCATCAAGAGCCTTGATTAGTTGCTGTTCAAGTGCCGCGACGCCTTTATTAGTGTATGGTACTTTTGTCGCTCTAGTTAACAAATAACCAAACTCATTAGTTTCAATAGCATTAGTCAACCAATCCACGCCATGGACTTCATCAAAGAATACCCCATCAGCCATAAAGGATTCTGCGAACATATCACTAGCACCTATGACTATTAGGGCATTAGCATTTTTAGAATCTAGAACTGATTTCTGATTTTGACTTAAATCTTCTACAGTAATCCCAGGCATTTGCTTAAACTTAAGAGTGATCGTGCTATTAGGTTGATCAAAATTAACAGTAAACGCCCGCCCTACAATAGAAGCTGAAGGGTACTGATCAGGAAAAGAACTAAAGGTAGTCATTGTCCTACGATAATTAGCAGCTTTCAACACAGAAGCAATGTCTGTAGTCGTGACACTATCCAGAACATCAATATCATTGGAGGTGTTAACGAATACCTTGACACGAGCCTCACTCCATGAGGCGGCGGCGTCAACTGCATTTTCAGCATTGATAATAACAAGGTCCCGAACTTCTTTAGTGAACGATAATCCATACCAGTCTTCATTGACATTTTGAATAGCATCTAATGAAGCAGTAATAGTTTCACCAGCGATGCCATCTACCTTCGTGCCTTGCCCACTTCGCATTTCTAATAGTGAAGAAATGTCTGTTCCAGATGCAGGTGACACCTCAGTTAAGAAACTAATTGTAGAAGAGACACCAGTCGTGCCTGACTCTATAAAGAAACGATCAGTAGTGTGTACACATGTCGCCGCTGTATATCCGCCAGATCCTACAGCTTGTAACGCGGTTTGGATAGCGTCAGCCACTTCAGTCAGGTCAGTATCCACTGTAAAGTTTAGACCTGTTATATCTTGTGGGTCGCCATCAATCGAAATTGTAAAAGAACCATCAGATATCGGTGTGAACAACGCTAAGTTAACCGCGTTATCCACGACACCTCCGCCTCTTAACTGTGCGGACTGATCCGCTTCATATCGAGTTGATACTTTCAGTGTTGTAGGTTTAGGCTGTTGACTAAAATAAGCAGTCGCCGCTGCAACCACTTCTGAATTAGACGGCCAATCTGCGACAACGCCATCTAAGTTGTTATAAGAACGGATACGTTCGGCAATCCCAATCACACCAGTTTCCTTAGTGACTATATTGAGAGTGCCAAAGCCCGCCCGAGCTGGGAATGTTGCACCGATAACGATAGATACGCTGGCAACAGTGGAAATTGGAATAGACATCCTATTGTACCTCTATGTTAAAATTATAAATTAAGCCACGGCTTTCAAATATGCTCGCTATATCTATAGTTTCTATAGAACGAATAATATCCGTATCTGTGCCGATAGCACTCAACACAATATCTAATTGTGCTCTTTCTTCAAACCCGCTTTCAAGCGGTTCAGAAATCTCTCTTACTTCAGATCTTCTAACTAATCCTAATTTAGCAGAACGAAATAGATCTTGTACACTTTCGCGAATAAATCCAAGATGTACTTTTCTCGCATTATCTACCGCATCATCTCTATAAAACCCTATGGACATCATTATTTCTCTATTGCCAGAAATAGTCTCAGTAAGATCAGGATCACCCCCATTGTTTTCTAATACCCGTTGTTCCCATCCTATTGACGTATCATTGATAAAATCGACATCTGCGTATGATCCGCTTGGACGCGGTGCATCTTTTTGCTTAGATTTAATCGCAAAATTAGAAGTAGCCAATACTAGATTAACAGTATCCCTTAATAGCTTATTTATGATTTCTTCTAATATCATGGGTTTCTAGTTCCTATCGCCATTGTGTAGCCATATGAATCCCAGTCAGCTGAGAATACAATTTTATAATCTGTGCCTTTGTGTCTTATCGTATCTGCCTGAAGATTTAAAGCGTCATCAGATGTCCGTATTGGTTTCTTGGATATAAACACCCTATTGTCTTTGTTACGCTCACCCTCTGGTAATATCTCCAATTGCTTAGGGGTAGGTTGCTGAACACTTGCCAGCGTCTTAAAAGTAGAATTAGTCCCTTTAACATACAAGCCGTCTATAAAGCCTCCCTCGGAAACACGAGTGACAGTTATAGTTTCTGCTGTGTCAGTACATAAGGCTTCTGAAACATTGATAACCATTACTCATCACCTATCTGAAAAGTTATAGATTGCTGTAAATGACTAGTATCTATAAGGGGATTACCTTTGCGATGCTTAAGAGGAGGAGACTTAATATCTCGTATCTTCTGTTGAACATCACTTTGAACTTGCAACCCAACAAGACCTAATGACTCTTTCAAAGTCTTATTACCTGCTATAATCTGTTTAGCCAATTTAGCGAACATGCGTTTATAAGGTCGTCGCTTTTCCTGAATTGTAGAACGAAGAAAACTACGTTGGGGGATACTCCGTTTAGGGCTACCGAATTCATGAACAGTACCAACCATAATCACAGACGTTCCATCAGGATAATCATTGCTACCTTTAGGCAATCCCACTTTGACTGAGTTCGGGCCTTTAAACTGTTTGTTCAAACGTTCAATTTCTTTAATAACGTTTTCAGGTTTCTTAATTATTTTTACTTTTGATTTCATAATTGGTTCGCCACCAATACACCTACAAAGCACTTGTTACGAATACTCAGGAACTGTTGTCCGTATGTAGTAGCCATTAAGAAGTCATCGCCATCAGAACGATCTTTGACAGAAATAGAACGACTTAGAGATACACCTCCTGCACTTTTAGAACTTATCGGCCCTCCCTTGGAACTTGCATCGCCAGCTTCTGATCCCGTGGCTACTGAAAACAAATGGGCAGTCACATATGACTGGGCGATATCATACTTGCCCCTCCAATGATTTTCATCATCCCCCATGTACAGGATAACAGAATCATCAATGAAAAGCTGAATCCTTTCTTCAGGGAATTCTATATCATCTGAAAATTCAGGGAATCTAGTTCTGAATGTTGCTACAGTTATCATGACCACTTGCCTGTCAACATAACAGTAATAGCCACCGCAGCTATTCCCATAACCCATTTGAATACTTTAGCAATTATCTCATTTCTACCTTTAGTAACATCCCTTGCTTCTTTTAAAGAATCAACTTCCTCTTGCAAGACAGTTACGTCTTTGCTCAACGATATAACCTTTTCTTCCAACCGGACTATATCTGATAATTTTTCATCAATGGTGTCTAGGCGTGTTGATATAGAATCTAAGGTTTTCCATAATCTTTTTTCTGATACATCCATTCCGCTCATCCTTCAACCCCGTTCTTGTATAATATAATTAAAATTATAGAAGACCCCCGCTAATTAAAGCGGGGGCAAGTTTGTTATCCTGTTACAGACAACGGGAGGAAATTACTTTTTAGCATCAGCTTTTATCTTCTTGGCATCAGCCTTAGCTTCATCTAATATCTTTTTAGCTTCGCCCTTAGCTGCTTTAACTTCGGTCGCTAATGTGGCCTTAGCATCTTTGATCATTTGATCAATTTCGGCCTGAGCAGATTTCAACGCATCTGGGCCTGTCTTAGGAGTAGGCACCACTTTGGATTTAGAAACAGTATCTGCATCCCTTTCAAGTTCAAGATCATCAATGTGATCTCCGAAATCAATTTTGTTTTCTTTTTTCAATTGGGCGACATATTTGTCATCTTTGAAATGAGCCCAATGTTCATCATTAACAATATTGAATCCTGGAGCAACGCGCACGGTAGCGCGATGCCCTTTCTTGGTACACGTTTTCAAATTGAATTGACGTGCTGTCTTGTTTAATATACCAGCCATAATTAAATTCCTGTTGCGATTGCGAGTGAAAGTGGGTAGTAGATATTGAGACCACCGAGACGTGAATGTCCTGGAATAACAAACTCAAGGTTTTTCATTTGAGTAGCCAGGAATTGAAGTTCTACAGGGATTTCAAGTTGAAGCTTGTCAGGGTTACGGTCATACGCCATCATAGCATCCGTAGATAGTTCAGGATTATTAGCCGCCGAGAATTCATTCACTGGGATAATATCTTCCATACTAGTTATATACGGACTGTTGTTGACAATGTATTGGGCAATAGTAGTATCACTATTTGCTGACCGTGCGGTAGACATAATGAATGACCACTGAGCGACAGGCAATAACAATGTGTTGCCCCGTTCAACCATCTTAGTTGTCTCAAAGATATCAGCGAATAGATCGTTAATATCAAATAAGATTTCATCCGGAGTTTTGTTAACCCATTCTGTTCCTGATCCTGGATCCACAACGGCTCCGGTTGGAATATTTGGATTATCAAATAACCCGCCAAGGCCAGAGACAGCATCCCCAAAGAACGCGACATCATTGACCGTTTGTTCATTAGCACGACGAGCAGCATTGGCCCGACGTTGATCAAGTGGGAATCCTGTAAGTTGAGCAGATTGAATTTCAGATATGTTATAACCATATGAGATGCCCACAGAACGAACTGGGATGGTTGTTTCTTGACCTGCAATATCTGCACGAGGTAGATCATCTGCATAGGCATTGATAATCTTAGCTGCTCCTGCCTGATCATATGTACGATAGGTGATACTAGTAACACCAGCACCGCCATCATTAGACACAGGAAAAAGGGTACGCGCGATAAGGTTAGCATATATGACGTCATAACTTTTGGCTTTGATATGCTCTAGTTGGCGCTGAAAGAATACAGCCCCATCAGCATCAATGATATTATCATTCATTGCTGTCACGATGACAGAATCTATAGTTAGCGTCTTATCATCAATAACCACTGACGCCATCATACCGTCAATAACTAGATGGGAAGCATGGTTTTTTAATTTATGTTTCATGTTAGGTTCCTTTATGATCCAGCAGTTGTAAGAAGAGAGTTAAGACGGATAACTGCTAATTCACCAGCCGAGGCAGTTGTATCCCATTCAGCACCATCAAGTTGAGTCTCGCCTGCAACAGCGGTCCCAGCGTCAAGAACGCCCGTAGCGTTAACATAATTCACAGAATCTCCTGGATTACATCCGGAAGGGCAAACCGCCCAAATATAACCGTCACGAAGGATACCCGCTGTTTCAGTTTCATCCCACTTAATAGCGCCTGTATTAGCAACACCTTCTTGACTAAGATCACGAATTGTAATACCAGTGAAGTCAGTACCGCCAAGAACAACTTGATTATCTTTATCAGTACCACGGCTGACCGCTACCCCGAATTCAATACCTGCAACCGTTTCAACACTACGGGATACAATATCATGAGGAGCTTGAGCATAAATGAGACCAGCATATGCAAGAGGCTGGTTTAGTTCATAAGTTAGTTGAGCAACCATTATTTAGTTCCTTTCTTCCAAGCGTTTCGGCTTTTTTCCATCATTTCGTCACGAGCAATAACACTGTCCGGACGAGTGTCTTTAATTTCAGTTTTATTACCGCCCTTTGCTTTATCACGGAAAACATCATCTAACTCCCGTTGGGAGCCACCGGAGCCAGCACTTTCTACAATGGTATCAAAGCGGGCTCGGATATAATCATCAGATACAGAATCTAATTTAAGATCTGGTAATTTGGAAGATACAACTTCCTTCATGATATCTTCATCACTCTTGCCATCGCAAGTGATATCCTTATCAATCTTATTAACCTTACCGATAAGTGCAGCACGATCAGCAACCATTTTAGAAAGAGCATCAGAAGTAGGCAGTTTGGATTTAGCGTGTTCAGTATCCTTCTTGGCCTGTTCTAACTCTTTATCTTTCTTTTTCTTTTCTTCTTCGGCTTGGTCCTTTTCTTTTTTGTGTTCAGTATCTTTCTTTTTCATTTCTTCTTCAGTATCCGATAGTCGCTTTTGTAGCTTTGCGACAGCTTCAGCTGATTGATCAGGCATTTCATACCCGACCCCGTCTATGATAATTTTCATAACGTTTGCGTCCTTGGTTGGAGTTGAGTTGTCGGCCAGACTACATGTTGGTCCCGCACGTCCACGATCGACAATCGCGATATGATTGCCTTTGATATTCCTCTGAATAGCGTCAAACTGTTCGCCTTCTGGGGAAATTCCTGATACCCAATCTATATCCGCTGAATAGCCATTAGATAGTTCAACCTTGCCGCTTTCTATCTTGGCTATTGTGGCAGCATCTAATATATGAAGGGTGGTATTAACGAATTTATTATCATGAGTCACTTCAGGTACTGAATGCCCTACGGTGAACTTCTTTGAATTTTTGGAGGTTACTGCTTCAGGGGGGTGATTATCAGTAACAGGTTTACTCGCGAAAGACAGCATTGATTCTTCTGCAAATACTTCTTCTTCAGGGCGGAAAACCCGTATCACATCTTTAGGGTCTCTATCAGATAACCCCATTTCAAGAGCGGTATAGTTTTGAACCCCTATCCGCGATATACATGCAGGGACTTGTAGAAATCCCTCAACACTGTATATCCTTTTAGTGCCTAAGTTAATTTTGTCGCTTAGAAACATAAATTAAAATCCCGATTTTAAGATACCATATTAAATTGAATTTGCCTTAAATGCAAATTGATTTATGGGTCTACTGTAAAAAATATATCATTTTTAGTGGTTTTGCGTGTGACGTCCCCTACGTTTTCAGAAAACAACCGCGCCCGCCATACTCCTGGAATGAATATGTCACCCTGTTCTATAGTATACTCCACATATTCATCTGCTTTAAACGTGCCATCATCTGGTGTGATTACGTCTTGAGTGCCAACTGATAACCCATCTACAACACCTATACTCTTTTTAGTATATACAGGATCTGGACTGGTCAGTTCTAATATATTTACGTTAGCGGATATGTCTTCATTGACATTCAATCTTAAGACATTACCGAATTCATCAGCATTCATAATTCACCTATTAAGTTTACATCTAATAAATCTAAAGTGGATATTAGATTTATATCAGATAAAGTTAAATCCCCTATCAAATCTACTGGACCAAAACCGAACTGCCCATCTAGGCTCACATCATTTGGATCAGCCGTTACTTCTCCCACTATACCGAAAGCAGCTAAAATGATATCGTCTAGAGTTTCAGCCAGAGTTCCTGTTACTGGTTCTCCAACATTACCTGAAGCAGCTAAAGTGACATCGTCTAGAGTCTCAGCTAGAGTTCCTGTTACTAGTTCTCCGACATTACCTGAAGCTGCCAAAGTAATATCATCTAGAGTTTCAGCTAGAGTTCCTGTCACTGGTTCCCCAACATCACCTGAAGCGGCTAAAGTGATATCGTCTAATGTTTCAGCCAAAGTTCCGGTAACAGGTTCCCCAACATTACCTGAA